GTTCGGTCATTGCGGCGGGACTTGCAAACGTGCGTGCGATTATGCAAACCGATTTGCCCGATGTCCCAGGCGGTGGAGGTGGTGGCGGAGGTTATTCCGCATTGATGCCATCCGTGGGTATTGTAGGCCAACAAGTGAATCCGAATGCGCAATTGCAATCGACCCTTAATAAGAATTTAGGACAACCGCAAAGGGCGTATGTCATTGGCCAAGATGTGTCCACCCAAACGGCTATGGATAGGGCCATACGTAAAAATGCAACATTGGGCGGATAATCCGTTTTGAATGTATATGAAAAAGAACGCAATCAAGATTGATATGGCATTAGTCCCCGATTTGGAAAACGCGATAAAATCCAATGTTGCCGCCAATGAATATGGTGATTTGAAAACCAAATTGGATCAAGCAATAAACCAAGGTCGTAAATCAATTGCGGGTATTGAAACACATACCAATGAAATTGAATCCCTATCCGAAAAAATCAAAAAACAATTGGATTCCATTGGGGTTGATCACAAAAATGTGCCTGCATTAGCACAGGCTGAAAAGCGCGTGAGTGAAAATAAATCATTTGTGAAAACCATTGACGCAATCATTGCGGCAATTAAATCAAAAGGATATTGAAAATCGTTGAATTGATATTGAACGAGGAGGAAGCGGCATCGGGTATCGAAGCCATTTCCATCGTTGAATCACCCGCGATTGAATCCAATTTTGTGGCCTTGAACAACCACAAACTGGAATTCAAAACGTTGGATGCGGAAAAACGCATTTTGATGGGGCCTGCATTAATCCCCAACAAACCCATTTACCGCAACCAAGAATTAAACGGCACGCCCGAAGAATTTTACGTTTATTTTTCCAAAGCCACAATCGAAAAAGCTTCGCAATTGTATTTGATGCGTGGCCGCCAACACAACGCCACGTTGGAACACGATGGCAAAATCGAGGGATTGACGTTGGTGGAATCATGGATCAAGGAAGACGCGGTCAATGACAAATCCGTGAAATACGGAATGAATGACCCCATAGGCACATGGTACGTTTCCATGAAAGTCAACAATGAGGAAGTGTGGACGGATTACGTAAAAACGGGCAAGGTCAAAGGGTTTTCAATCGAAGGATATTTTGCCGACAAATCCACCCCGTTGTCATCGCACAAAACACCCGAACAACGTTTGTCCGAGGTGCGTGAAATCTTATCAAATTACCTAAAAACCGAACAATAAAAACTACAATCGTTTGTCAAATATGAGTAACGCAAAAGAAACATTGAACCGCGTAATGACGGCCTTGGGTATGAAACCCGAAGCCACCATCGAGGTTGAAATGGCGCAAAAGAAAACCGCCGATGGAACCATTGTATTGGATTCCGAAAACTTTGCAATTGGTGAACCCGTTTTCATCGTAACCGAAGAAGGCAATATCCCCGTCCCCATGGGACAATACGTGTTGGAAGATGGCGTGACCATCGAAACCGATGAAATGGGTGTCATTGTCGAGGTATCAACCGAGGAAGAAGTGACCGAGGAAATCACCGAGGAAGTTGAAGCCGAAGACGTACCAATGAAAGAGGAAAAAGGCGAAATGACCGCCACCCCTAAAAAGGTCGTAAAATCAAAAACCGAAATGGAAGAATCTTATTTCAGCAAAATCGAAGCCCGTTTGAGTGCCATCGAAGCCAACAACGAAACGTTGAAAGCCGAAAACATCAAATTGAGCGAAGAAAACGAAGAATTGAAAAAGGCGTTGGCAAGCGAACCCGCCCCCCACGCTAAATTCAATCCCGATGCACAACCCGAGCGTGTTGCGAATTTCAAGATTGGCGCACGCCGTCAAGAAACCATCGCCGACCGCGTATTCAACCAACTTTTTTCCTAACCAATAACACAAAAAAATACCATGAATAATTACAAATTCTCTGGGCCAACTGTTTCGCCAAACACCTACGCGGGTCAGTTTGCGGGCAAGTACATTGCCGCCGCCCTTTTGTCAGGTGAAACCCTTGCCAAAGATTTGATCACCATCCACCCCAACGTGGCTTACAAAGAGGTAATCCGTAACTGGCAGAACAGCGTATCAATCGCCGATGCAACTTGCGATTTCACCGATTCAAGTTCAATCACATTGGGTGAATACGTTTTGACCACAACCGAAAAGCAAGTGAACTTGCAGTTGTGCAAAAACCAATTGCGTACTACATGGGAAGCCGCCCAAGCTGGTTTCAGCGCATTCGAGAAATTGCCCGCCGATTTCAACGAATTTTTGTTGGCCCAAGTTGCCGCCGAGGTTGCACAAGCCATCGAATTGGGTATTTGGACTTCAACTTTGTTCTACAACGGAACCGCCGCCGAAGGCATGATCGGTTATTTGTTGGACAATAGTGCCATCACCCGTACCGCATCAGGTGCCACCACGGGTTCAAACGTTGTTGCCCGTTTGCAGGATATGTTGGATTATTCTCCAAGTGCTTTGTATGGCAAAGAGGGATACCAATTCTATGTTGGCCCATCTACCATGAAAGCTTACCAAGCCGCTTTGTCCGCAGGTAACTATAATTTCCAATTCTACGTTGGCGAAAAGCCCATGAACTTCCAAGGTATTCCCGTTGTGATGTGTCCTGGCTTGAATGACTACGATTGCGTATTGGGATTGAAATCCGATTTGCACTTTGGAACTGGCTTGTTGAGCGACACCAACGAAGTGAAGGTTATCGACATGAGCGATATCGATGGAAGCCAAAACGTTCGCGTTATCATGCGCTTTACGGGTGGTATCATCGCTTCAAACGTAGCCCAGCAAGTTGTATTGAACGTAACCTAATTCGTTTGACATAAAATAAACACCACGGGGGCGGGAACCAAACCCCGCCCCTTTTTTTTAACCGAATAAAAATAAAAAAATGGCTTGCAATACATTAGCAAATAGATACGAACCATGCAAACAATTTGTGGGTGGTATCCGTGGTGCATTCTTTGTACCTTTCGAATTTTCAACTGTCGTTTCCAAGGATGCCGCAGGGTTGGTAACATCGTTGAACGATGGCGGTTCACCCGCTACCAACAAAACGGGTTATTTTTGGGAATTGAAAGGCTTGTCTACCATTGAAACCGCCGTGACCGCATCACGTGACAATGGCGTTTCCATGTACGACACCACGTTCACCCTTTCATTCAAACCATCGGGCAACACCCCCACCACGGGTGATTCCGACATGGACTTGGCCAAAACATTGGTTCAAGGCCGTTGGCAGGTGATTGTATGGGATAGAAACGACCAATTTTGGTTGTTGGGTGAGGTAAACGGATGTGATGCCAATGGCGGTACCCTTTCATGGGGCGTTCAATTGGGCGATGCACATTTGTACACCTTGACTTTCCAATCTATGGAAAAGAATCCCCCCGCAATCGTGGATGCCGAAACCTACGCCGAAATGGGAAGCGTGATCACCATCGCTTCATAATTTGGTTCATAGTTAAGTTGAAGGAAGGGCCGTCATGGCCCTTTTTTCATTTATGGAACAAAACACACGATTTTCGTTTCCCATTAAATGGTCATTAACAATTCAACGACATCCATTTCATTTTATCCGTTCGTGGATTTCGGGGCAATTGCCACGGCCACGATTGAGGTATGGCATAAGCCAACCAAAGAAATGGTCACCACAACGGGTACAATTACCCGCAACGGCACCCGTATCAATATCACAATGCCCGACATGACATCATTGGACACGACCAATTTGGACATGATGTTGATTCGCATTTACAACGGCGATACATTGTACTGGGAATACCTTGCCACATGGTCGGACGGCAATACCAACATAAACAATTCATTTAAGACGTGGCAAACCACCACGGGTACAACACCCCAATGGGTAACGATATGAGCAATTTGAAATTTATTGAAATGGGGTCGTACACCGCCCCCGAAATCGTTGAAAAGAAAAACAAAGATTGGGTCGAATACGGGGCCGACAATAATTACTATCAATATTTGATTGATTTGTATTATGGTTCCCCGACCAACAACGCCGCCATCAAAGGCATCGCCGATTTGATATTTGGCCAAGGATTGGAGGTTGTACGCGGTGACCGCCATTTGCAAGGATACATCGAATTCAAAACCCTATTCGATGACGAGTGTTTGCGCAATGCCGCCATGGATTTGAAGATGCTGGGCCAATGTGCCATTCATTTGGTAAAATCCAAAGACCGAAAAAAATATGTTCGTGCCTACCATTGGCCGATTCAGACCCTACGTCCCGAAAAATGCAATGAGGATGGCGACATCACGGGGTATTATTATTGCGCCGATTGGGCCAATTTGAAGCGTGGGCAAGTCCCCAAGCGTTTTGACGCATTCGGATTTGATAAAAACGCCAACGAAGCGATGTTGGTCATCAAACCATATTCCACGGGTAATTTTTATTTCGCCCCCGTTGACTATCAAGGTGGGACGCAGTATTGCGAATTGGAAACCGAAATCGCCAACTACCATATCAACAACATCAAAAACGGGTTGGCCCCATCGATGTTGATCAATTTCAACAACGGGCAACCACCCGCCGAGGTCAAAGATATGGTCGAAGCTCAAATCGCCGCCAAATTCCAAGGGTCGAGCAATGCGGGCAAATGGATTATTTCATGGAACGATGGCAAGGATTCATCGGCGGACATTACGCCCGTGCAGTTGAGCGATGCCCACAACCAATACCAATTTTTGTCATCCGAGTGCATCCAAAAAATATTGATTGCCCACCGCGTGACATCGCCCATGTTGTTGGGCATTAAGGATTCCACGGGATTGGGTAACAACGCCGAGGAATTGAAAACCGCATCGATACTTTTTGACAACACTGTAATCCGCCCATTTCAACGTTTGTTGATTGGTAGCGTATCCAAGGTATTGAACGCCAACGGCGTATCGTTGGAACTTTATTTCAAGACATTGCAACCGCTTGAATTCACGGATTTGAGTGGCAAGCCCGTTGATAAGGTCACCGAGGAAAAGGAATACGGATTTTCCAAAGTGGAATTGGTAAAACCCACGGCGGGGGAAACAAAGGACGAATTTATCGCCCGTTGCATTCCCGTATTGAAGGCCGAGGGCAAGGATGACGATCAAGCGGCCGCCATTTGTTATTCCTATTTTGAGGGCGAAAAAATGGAGATGGAGGAAACATACACCGATTACCCAGAAAGTGCGTCAAACAACGCCAAAAAGGCATTGGATTGGGCCGAAAAAAACGGGTGGGGTGATTGTGGAACCCAAGTGGGAAAGATTAGGGCGAACCAACTGGCCAATGGCAAGCCTATTTCGCGGGACACGATTGCCCGCATGGCCGCATTTCGCCGTCACCAACAACACAAGGATGTCCCATATTCCGAGGGTTGCGGTGGATTGATGTGGGATGCATGGGGCGGTGATTCGGGTATCCGATGGGCCGAATCCAAATTGAAGGAAATCGATGCCAAGATGTCGGAAGCCGATGAACAAGCTTGGTTGGAATATTTGTCCGACAAGGGGCAAGTGGTCGATGAACAATTATGGGACTTGATTGAAGAAACCCCCGTCACGGACGATGGCGAATATGCGTTTTTCAAGCGTTTTGCCGACCCCGAACAAAAGTCCAAGGATGACAAGGGCGTGTATTTGATACGATACCGATATGCCCCGATGCAATTGTCGGGCAATTCACGGGTATTTTGTCAAAACATGGTAGCCAACGCCAAAAGCGGTGTGGTGTACCGCCGTGAGGATATCGATGAAATGGGTGAACAAGGCATCAACGGCCAATTCGCACCCAAGGGCAAAACCACCTATTCCATTTGGAAATACAAAGGCGGCGTGAATTGTCACCACCAATGGTACCGATTGACGTATAAACGCAAACAAATCAAAGGGAAATTCATCCCATTGACCCCCGAGGAAAAAGCCGAGAATATTCGCATGATCGAGGAAACATACAAACGCGTTTCATCCCAATCCGCCGATGGCGCGGGCGTGCCATTTAGCCCCCCCGATTGGAAGACCGCATCAACAAAAACAATTGACCTGCCCAACCAAGGGCGCATAAAAAGATAAGCCATGTACGCAAACGATGACGTTTTATTGATTACCCGCGATGAATTGTACAAATACACGCAGTTGTCGGGGAATTTTGACATTGACAAAATCACGCCATTCGTGAAGGTGGCCCAAGATATTCAGGTGCAGGAATTATTGGGGACGGCCCTTTACCGCAAGGTATTGACGGATGTCCAAAATGGAACATTAGCGGGCAATTATGCCACGTTGGTGTCGCAATACATCCAACCGATGTTGATTCACTATTCCATGGCCGATTTGTTGTTGTTCCATGGATATGAGGTATCCAATGCGGGCATCGTTCGCAACACCCCCGAAAATACGGCATTGCCCGATAAGGGTGAAATCGATACATTGGTGGCACGCCAACGGCAAATTGCCGAAACATACCGCCGCCGTGTGGTGGATTATTTGTCGTATTTCCCGCAGTATTTCCCAGAATATACGCAGGATCAACAATCGGGCGAATATCCGAATTCCAATCCATCGAATTACGTCAATTGGAATTTGTAAAAAGCGTCAATATAGTGACGGAATTTGGCCAAATAGCGTCAACATAATGACGGAATTGAAGAAACCATACAAACCCAAACCCGAAAAGGTGGCCAAATTAACGGCCTACATGGACAAATTGCCCGTGGTCAAATGCGAGCTTTTCAAACGCACGGCCAAGGCCATCGCCATCGTGTTGTTGATGACATCGTGTTCGGCCGAATGGCACGTCAAAAGGGCCGTAAAAAAAGATCCAACCATCATTCACCCAACCATTGTCACCATCGATACCATCGTGGTTCGCGAGGAAAGGACGATTTCCGACACGTTCGTCACCACGGAATACGATACCATCACAATGGAGGATTCGTTCGTTTATACGCAAGTTATACGCGAAAAGGATATCATAAAGGTATACACCAAATGCAAGGGGGATACGATACGCATCACGAAATCGGTTGCGGTACCCAAGGTGGTATACAAAAACGACCAATGGTGGATGTGGATTATTGTGGTGTTATGTCTAATTGCAGTTATTAAAAAAATCCGATGAAAAAAGAATGGAAAACCCCATCACGATCAAGCCCGCAGGGCGGTGGAACGCGTGCGTGTTTATGCAAGGATAAAAATACGTATTCCAAAAAATGTTGCGATGGTTCATTGTGGGCGCAAGGGATTGGCCCCATCACGCGACAACCCTAACATTTAGAAAAATAATCGTTTTAAGAATATGAGCATTTCAGGAAGCGCATTCAGCGCAGGTTACACGGGTTCGAAGGTTGTATCCAACACATCGGCCAATACGGGAAAATTTCGTGGATTTTTGGTCAACGCCAATGCCGTTGTTTCGGCTATTTTGGATAAGGACGGAAATTCATTGATGACCACAATGGGATTGTCGGGCGAAACTTTATTGCCTGGCCCATTCCATTGCGTTGCGGATGGCAATTACATTTCATCCATCACGTTGTCATCGGGTTCAATCGTATTGTACAACATTTAATGTTTGTTGGAATTTCAACGGGTGTCACGCCGTTCATCAATCAAGATGGGGCGGTCGTTGCATTGGCATACACCAATCGCGTCACGGCGGATGGTGGTTATTATGAGGGCGTTGCGTGCATGATTGCCGCGTTGGACTTTTTAGATTCTATTTTATGAGTACATTATTGGATCAAGCTTCGTTGGTTTTAATCCCATCGGGGTATAAGGAAGACATTGTCTATTCACAAAAACCCACAGACGGAAGCGGAGACCTTACCTTTACCCGTGCGAGTGACGGCACCCGTGTAAATTCTGCGGGGTTGGTTGAGAATGTGCCGTGGAATTTGTTGCAAGAGTCAGAAACTTTTGATAACGCAATTTGGCAAAAATCGGGTATAAGTGTAACGGCAAACGCAGCAGAAAACCCATTAACTGGATTAACAAATGCCGATAAATTAGTTGCAGATAATGCAAATAATTTCCATTACATATACGAGCCAATAACATACACAAACGACCAATATACTTTATTTGCATATATCAAGGCAGATGGATATAGTTGGTTCGTTATTGATTCTGGATTAAGCGACAAATACGCATATTACAACGCAACGACTGGCGTTGTTGGTGGCACTGGTTCTCAATCTACTGCAACTATTGAAAGCGTTGGCAATGGATGGTATAAAGCAATTTTAACCTTTACTGGCGTTGCATCAAGCGTTGGCATTTATTTGAGCGTTAGAAATGCGAACAACGGAGGAAGTTTTACGGGAGATGGGGTTGGAGGTATTTTGATATATGGCGCACAACTAAACTACGGCTCAACCGCCAAACCCTACTTCCCCACCACAGACCGCCAAAATGTTCCCCGTTTGACTTATGACGGAGGGTGTCCGAGTTTGTTGCTTGAGCCGCAGAGGACGAATGATGTATTTCCGAGCGAGGATTTTAGCGGATACTCTGGTAGTGGTGCAACAATAAGCACTAACCAAGCGGTAAGCCCAGACGGAACTCAAAATGCCGATTTAATGTATCCAGCGATAAGCGGGAATTTTGCAGGTAAGTACAAAAATGTTACTGGAACAACAACTGGCGTTGTTTCGGGTTTTGTTAAACAAGCGGGTAAGCGTTACGCAATTATTGGAACTGACAACAATGCAACTTACACCTGCATTTTTGACTTGCAAACGGCAACAGTAGTTTACGAGGCTACAAACTACACGGGAAGTATTGAAGCATTAAGCAACGGGTGGTATAGAATTTCGGCCGTTTATACATCATCAACCGCAGCGGCTTACCCTTTTATTGGTGTGGCTGACAATTCAAGCGGTAGCGTTGTTGTTGATGGCACAAATGGTATTTATATATGGGGTTTTCAATATGAGCGAAATGTTTCCTACCCCACCTCCTATATCCCCACAACTTCGGCAGCGGTTACAAGGGTAGCGGATGCGGCTTACAAGACGGGGATTGGCTCTTTGTTTGGTGCTAACTCTGGCACAATCTACTTTGAAACGATATACTATCCCGAAACAAACATTGGTGGTGGTGAGCGTTTTGTTTATGCCCAAGAAGATACAAGTGCTGGTTTTATTCGTTTATGGCAAGATTTAGTGGGTGGCAACCAACAATTCCGTATGCTAATCAATGATGGCGGTGTGCAGCAAGTTAATGCAAGCGTTAATGTTAGCACTTTTTTAAGCACTACACAACCTTCGGTAATTAAATGGGCAATGGCTTATGAGGATAACCGATTTGTAACATACATCAACGGAGTTCAACGAATGATTGATACAAGCGGAACTGCACCGACTATTACGGAAATAAGCCTTAATAATACATTTCAAACCTTAATGCCTTTGGCTCAATGTTTAGTATTCCCAACCGCTCTAACCGATGCCGAATGTATCGCCCTAACAACCTTGTAATATGACAACTTTTCGCAAATACGAGTTTACTCCCACACAATGGGCAACCCTCCAAGCCAAGATACAAGTAACGGACGAGGAAGGCAACAAGTCCTATAAAGGCTGCGCAGTCCACGAGATAGGTTTTATTTGCCTTGAATGGGGCAAAGATGCCGAAGATATGCCCGTTTGCGTTTTGCAGTCCGATAAATGGGCGGTTGATATTCTTTGGTACACAGAACCTTTGGCCGATTTTACCGCTTACGAGGTATGGCCGAAGCCTTGCGGGGTGCATATTTTTGCGGGTTGCGAGAGCGAATACTTGAAAGGGTATTGCGCCAAGTTTCCCGATAGTGAGTATTGTGTAGTTCCCGAACCCAATGGCCAAAGTTAAAAGCATATCGGTTTCCAAATACCGCCCCAAACCTAAAAAGAACAACAAAGGTGTCCACTCCAAAAACAACAAACCCGCAAAAAAATATCGGGGACAAGGTCGCTAATCCATTCCCCGTGTCGTTCGATCAATTCAAATCCAACCCCGTTGCGGCGGTTGCCTTTTGTATGTTGATTGCCGTGTCGTATTTGTATTATGACGTTAAGCATCAATATCAAACACAATTGGAGGAAGCCCGTTTTGAAATCAAAGCTTTGAACGTGAAGGTTGACCGCATGAACTATGCATTGAAAAAATCGGATAGTGCATTGGCGGCCGCCATCACCGAATTGCGGTTGATTAACACGATGAAAAAACTATGAGGTTAATGTACATTTCCGTTGTATTGGTATTTGTCGCATTCATTTTGGATGCGGCCACCACACCATTGAAGGCCGTACAAGCCCCAAAACCCGATGAAATTGACGCGATGTTGATGCGGGTGGAACGGAACATCCAAAACGCCCATAAAGTGACGCAAATCGCAAAAGAAAAGGCCGATGCGATTGTGGAACAAAAGGTGGAGGAAAAAAAGCAATTGGAATCCAAGGTCGAAATAATGGAAATGACCATGGAGGTTTTTGAAATACCCGTGCCAAAATCCACCAAGGAATTGATGGATCAAATCGCGGCCGAAAAATTTGCCGATTCAATGCGCTACCAAAACGCGTTAAAGTTGAACGGCGTATCCGATACACTATGAAAAAAGTATTTGAAATGTTCAAAGGCGACAAGGGTGAAATTTCATCCAAACGCGTTGTGGGAATCGTGGGGGCCATCGTATTGTTTGGCACCATGGCACACAATTCATTGTCGCCGCAAGACATCGCCCCGTCATCCGAATTGGTGGCGGCGGTTGAATGGGTGACAATTGCGTGCCTTGGGTTCACGTCAATTGACAAATTCGCCCGCAGTGAAAAAGAATAACGTACACGAAATCAATTGTGATTTCACCCCGCGATTGGTGTTGCTTATTAGCGACATCCATTTCGACAACCCCAAATGCGACCGCCATTTGTTGAAACGGCATTTGGATCAAGCTTTGGAACACGGGGCCGACATTTTATTCAACGGCGACACATTTTGTTTGATGCAGGGCGCATACGACCCACGCAAATCAAAATCGGATATTTTACCCCAACACAACGTCAACAATTATTTGGATGCCGTGATTGGTGAGGCCATCGAATGGTTTTCACCCTATGCGCATTTGATTCGGGTCATCGGATATGGCAACCACGAAACATCCATTTTGAAACGTGCCGAAACCGATGTGATTGAACGATTTGTTTCAGGGCTTAATATCAAGAACGAAAGCGCAATCCAAGCGGGTGGATACGGCGGTTGGGTTGTTTACAATTTCCGTGATGACAATAAACACAAGGCATCGTACAAAATCAAATATTTCCATGGTGCGGGTGGTGCCGCCCCAGTTACATTGGGAACCATTCAATCGAATAGGATGCAGGTATTTGTGGCGGGTGCCGATTTGATATGGCAAGGCCACGTCCACAACGATTACGAATTGACCTATACCCAAGAATATTTGACTTGGCACAACAAAGTGCGATTGAAGGATGTATGCCATGTGCGCACGGCCACATACAAGGAAGAATACAACCAAGGCAAAGGAGGTTGGCACGTGGAGCGTGGAGCCGCACCGAAGCCATTGGGCGGTCGTTGGTTGTCATTGACCCCACACCCAGGTGGTGGGCATTACGACACGGATTATCGCGTTGTTGGATACACATATCGTACGACATGAGATTGTTGAAAGTACAAGTGGTATACGAAACCGATGAATTGGAGGATATATTGGGCGGAATTGCCGAATATACCGAAATGGGGTACGTGGATTTGGATCACGTCATTGCGGCCATTCAAATTGAAGACCGCGTTGAAATATTCACGTGCGGCCATTCCATGAAAATTGAACACGATTTTGACGATTTTTGTACGGCATGGATAGGGTAAACAAACCAACACATTACCAAGGGTCAATCGAGGCCATTGACGCAATCGAAGCTTCAATGCCATTCCAACAACAAATGGGGTATTTGAAAGGCAACGTGATGAAATACGTCATTCGATGGGATCGGAAAAACGGATTGGAAGACCTTGAAAAGGCCCAGTGGTATTTGGCACGAATGATTGAAAAACAAAAGGCACATGAAAAAGATAAAACAATATGAATTCCGTGGGTATTACCGCGAGGCAATGCCCAAACGTCAAGTGTATTTGCACCATACGGCGGGTGGCCCGAAGGCCGAACCCGTATTTGGTGGATGGGAAAAGACACCCGTAAAAATTGCCACGTGTGTGGTCATTGCGGGTGACGGACAAATCGTCCAAGGGTTTGGATCACAGTTTTGGGCCTACCATTTGGGTTTGAAAAACGATGTATTCAAGGCCAACGGCATACCTTACCAATCATTGGACAAAATATCCATCGGCATTGAATTGTGCAATTGGGGTGGATTGACAAAAAAGGGTGGCAAGTTTTACCATTATTTGGGTAAGGAAGTCCCCGCCGATGAAGTGGTGGAATTGGAAACCCCATACAAGGGATACAAATACGTTCACGCGTATTCGGATGCGCAAATTGAATCCGTGGTGTACCTTTTGAAGCTCTGGCACGACAAATACGGCATCGATTTGGATTACAAGGATGATATTTGGGATATATGCCCACGAGCATTGAAGGGCGAATACGGCGTTTACACGCACAATTCCGTGCGTAAGGACAAGATTGACGTAACCCCACAACCCAAGTTGATCGAGGCATTGAAAGCCCTTTAATCAAGAAACCATCCATTCACAAAAAAATGGGTGGTATTTTGTTTTATTTTGTATTGCGTATTGCGAATTGACAAAATAGGTGTATATTTGAACTATGCAAAACCCACTACACGCACATCTCAAAAGCAACGGCAAGGCCGTGGAGGTGTTGCCAACCGATCGCGTTGGCATTTACTGGATGAAATTCGAGGAACGTTTAATGACCATTCATGAGGATGATTTGATTTTCCCCGAGGAGGAACAAGGCATACCCGTTTCGGATTGTTGCAACGCCACAATCATTTATGACGGGTTTTGTTCAGAATGTAAGGAACATTGCGATATTGAATACATATGACACACATTGAATTTGTAGGGCAAAGCCCATGGACATTGATGGCCGTATCGGTTGCGGTGGCCGCCATTTATTACATTGCCAAAAAAGTGATGGCATCCAACAACATTGACGAAGTACCACCACGCCCAAATCCACCACGCGATCCATTCATTGCGGATTTCAACGATTGGCAACGTACGTTGTACAAGGAACGGAAAAAACTATATAAAGGGAGGGCCAAATGACACCAATGGAAATCGTATTGGAATTACTGAAAAACTTGAATGTGGATGTGAATCGTCAAATCTTCATGGATAGTGAAAAACACGCAATGGGTATTATGGTCGAGCTTGCCCGCAAATGCCCCCATTTGACATTCGAGGAAATTTATTCAAAAATGTATGACGTTCAAGGAAGCAATTAAACTGGCCGAGGGTACGCCCGTCATTTTTAGCGGGCAACACGGGGCCGAACGGGCCGATGAAATGACATTCGTCAAGGTCCATTACCATCCCAATGGGGAAGTGATTGTGATTGTACGCGATGGCATTGACCGCGAACGATGGGGATATTTGTATCAAGTTCACCTATTCGAACGCCGCAAATTGTGGGAATTGTAGCCCTTATATTGTATATTTGCAAAGTATGGAAACGCATGAAGCAATGATACAAGCCATGACAATGGGGTTGCAGGAAATGGCGGACAAGATGGGCATACCTTACAACACCGCCGCATCGTACCGCTACAAATTCCGCCGCCACCAATTGTCATTGGAAAAACAAATCGAAATCTTGACAAAACTTAACTTTCAACCAATTACCAACTTAACATGGAAAAGCAATCAAAGGTGACCAATGTCGCCGCCAACGGAACATGGAATGGCCAGTATGGCACCATGTACAAATTTGAAGTATCGTTCGAAAATGGGGACACGGGCGAATATTTGTCCAAGTCCCAAGACCAAAACAAATTCGTTGTGGGTACCGAATCCGCATACACCATCACATCACGTGAACATGGCGGCCGTACGTTTTACAATGTGAAGCCCGCCCAGATGCAACAACAAGCATTTGCACCGAAGGCGAAAGACCCCGAAACCGACAAGCGAATCACACGCATGAGTGTATTGAAATGCGCAACGGATTTGTGCATTCACGGGGAAATCAAATTGCATCAAATAACCACATTCGCCAAAATATTCGAATTGTACGTCATGAGTGGTGAAGACACCGCCAAAGCTTTGGCCGAGGATGCCAAACACGATGCCATCAAATCAAAAACATATGGAACAAGCGATGACCTGCCATTCTAAAAAAACCGAACAAGATATCGAACGTGCCGAACGCGAGGTGGCATGGTTTGACCAAAAAACGCCATATGATCATGGCCACGTTTCCAACGAAATGCGGGCATGGTTAAGGTTTCAGGGAATTGATCCGTACGAAATCGAAAACAAAACAAAAGAAAAGCGTTAATATTGTAACGATTCACGGACACGGGGAGGTGTCCTATGTGAAAACACCTTTTGCTCAACACTATGGGCGTGCGCTCCCCCGCCGCCCGTGGTCGTTGGGCTTTTTTATTTTATGTCAAAAGACCCCGCAATGTTATGGTATTGGAATGATTGGCATTCTGGAACCATACTATTAAACCGACACCAAAAGGGCGTGTATATGGATTTGTTACACGCACAATTCAACAACGGCCATTTGCACGAATCCGAAATCATGCAGTTATTGGGCGAATCCGATTTCGCGGCACATTGGCCCGTGGTTCGCAAAAAATTCGCGCAGGATGAAAACGGACTTTGGTTCAATAAACGATTGGAAGATGAACAAATCAAACGCCAACGTTTCACCGAATCACGCCGCCGTAATCTTAAAACCAAAGAAGAAAAACCACATATGAACACACATATGGCCGCCCATATGGAAACGCATATGGAACCCCATATGGAAAATGAAAATGAAAATGATAATTTAATTGTAATTGATAATAGAACTGTAACTAATAAAGGGCCGAAAAATCGAATTGACGAATTGTTCGAACACATATGGAATGCCTACGGGAAAAAGGGAACCAAACAAACCGCGTTGGCCAAATTCCGAAAGCTTTCCAAGGACGATATGAAAGCCATCATGGGCCACGTTGAACAATATGTCCAAAATCACAAGGACAACGGAAAATTGGAATTCCTACCCCATTTCACCACATACATCAATCAACGCCGTTGGATGGATGAATTGCCATACACCAAAAAACAAGGGTGGGACGACATCGATTGGAACGCCCCACAAAAAGGTTGGTTTGATTAAAATAAATTGATAAATTGCGAATATGAAATATATTGAAGATTTGGAACACCACCACATTGGGAACGCCCTGGGCCGATTGTGCGCCTTGGCGGATATTGATCGTGGCGAAGTGATATCCGAAATTGCCGCGTTTGTTCAAAAACAATACGCATCGTACCAAGTGGAAATGTTGCCGATGGCGTTTGATGCGTGGTTGGCGGGAAAATACGCCGACATTTTCAAACCAAAGCGATTGAACGTGCCATTTGTGACGGCCATTTTGAACCAATACCGCCGCGACAATTGGCAAACCTTGGAACGAAAGCAACCAAAACAACTTGCGGCCCCCAAACCCGAACCAACGGATTGGCCGCAAACAATCGCATTTACGGCCACGAAATTCAAACGGGCATACCAAGGTATCAATGAATTGATTTCGCCGCGTTTAATGGCCATTTGTTGGCGTGAAATGGAACACCCAGATATGTTTTCCAATGCCGAGATATCGCAGATGGTTGATTGGATTGTGGAATATGAAACGCGGTACACCAAATCGTTGGCCAAAACCATCCCATCAAATAAGCGGGTGGACTTTGAACGTACGTTCGCACAAATCGAAGAAACAACCCGCAATTGGGACGATATGTCCGATGCGGCAAAATTTGCACTTTATACTTTGAACCATGAAAATACAATTTAACCAAGTCAAAAACGTATTGGAACAATACGAGGACGCACGCGACAACGACAATTTGTTGATGGCCATCATTTGGGATGCCCAAGTTAAACGATTGGGCCAAAACATTGTCACCATGAACGCATGGAATTTTTTGAAGCTTCATTCGGATGGCAAATTGGCATCCACGGAATCGGTCACACGCGCACGGAGAAAGGTGCAGGAATTGCACCCCGAATTGCGTGGCAAGAATTACGCGAAGAGACAAGGCAATCAAAAGGATGTTAAACGCCAATTGGGGTATGAATAAACATATAACGTCCCTTAAAACGCACAAATTATATGCAATTGGTGTCATTAAATGCACTTTAATTCGGCAATGTTCCGAATTACGACAGAATTTATACCAATAGTGCAATTTAAGGCTCAATTTCAAACCAAAATGAGCCACAAATGTCCAGTAAATGAACTAAAAAACATGACAAACGAAACATACGGAGGTAACAAATGAACAAACCCGATACGCCCATGCAATTGCTTTTCAAATCGGAAGGCAAAAACAATTATTCCGATGCCACGATTTCAATGTCGTTGATCATTGAAAAAATGAAATTTGTGGAATTTAGTGTATTAACCGATGGCATGACCATCACCCAACGCCAACAATTTTTTGATGATTATTATGCAAAGTGGAATGACCTTAATGCGTGAATGGTTGGATACGTACGGCCACGATTGCAAAATGGATATCGCCAAGGTGCGTGCAATGCTGAATCATTTTGACCGATTAGAAAAACAATTGGCCGTCAAATATTTGGATATCGTTCGGGACACCATCACCAAACACGAATCCATGACCATCGATGAAGTGGTGTATGAAATCGATCAAATCAAAGCAATTTTGCGGTGAACGTTGATTTGTTTGGTAACCCAATTATTGAGGATGTCATTTTGCGTGACAAATTCATTGAACCACCTTTTTCCGTGTTGGATACAAAAAGTGGATCATGGCGAAATCGGCAAAAACAATGGAAGGCATTGGGGATCAAATCGGAAGTTGGCCGCAATTCTTCCGTGATTCATATGGATACCAAATCAAAGCAAAACAATACGGCGGAATATGTTTCCATATTTGATCCTGCATTGTGTGAAGTATTGTACCGATGGTTTTGCAATGATGGTGGTGCAATATTGGATCCATTTGCGGGTGGTTCCGTGCGTGGAATTGTAGCGAATTATTTGGGGTACAAATACACGGGAATCGACATACGCACCGAACAAATTGAAAGCAATCGTGAACAAGCGTTGCAAATATTGGCGGTAAACAATCAACCAAATTGGTACGTTGGTGATTCTAATGTTGTTTTGGATGGCATGAATGCACAATACGATTTTGTTTTTTCATGCCCACCCTATGGTGATTTGGAAATTTATAGTGATTTGGATGGTGATATTTCAAACATGGAATACAACGATTTCATGACGGCATATGAATCCATTATTGCAAAATCGTGTTCGCTATTAAAACCAAATGGATACGCGTGTTTTGTGGTTGGTGAAATACGCGATAAACGTGGCAATTATGTTGGTTTTGTTCCCGATACGATACGGGCATTTCAAAAATGTGGCATGGCATTTTACAACGAAGCCATATTGTTAAATTCGATCGCATCCGCATCGATGCGTGCCAATGGCAATATGAAATCACAAAAATTGGTCAAAGTCCATCAAAACGTTTTGGTATTCAAAAAATGAGTGACGAAAGCCAAATCCAAATCCAATGTGTTCGATGGTTTCGATACCAATACCCAAAATTGGCTCCGTTGTTAATCCACATACCCAACGGGCGGCATCGTTCCAAGCGCGAAGCTTTTTTGCTCAAACAAGAGGGTGTCACGGCTGGGGTTGCGGATTTGGCATTGTTCGTACCAAAATCACACCCCGCATTGTTTATCGAAATGAAAACACCCACGGGTCGGCAAACCGATACGCAAAAGGAATGGCAACGCCACGTCACCGATGCGGGATACAAATACGTGGTGGTGCGGTCGGTTGATGAATTTGTCGATACCATCAATTTTTATTTGAACGAAAAATGACTAATTTGCAAAGCGTAAATGCTAACCCTGGCCGACATAGCAATCGAAGACACCCGATGGCGGCGCATGGCGAATTATTTAGGCGCACGTGGTTCGGATATCGACGACTGCGTCCAAACCATGTATTTGAAATTGGGGGAAATCCAAGAACGCGAAGGGCATTTGAACCGCATGGCAACACCAAGTGGTGTCAACACGTTGTACATTTTCAAAATATTACAATCCGCCGTTGTGGACACATTTCGCGAACGAAACCGCACGTTCGATTCGTTTGATGAATTTTGCCCGATTGACGATCCCGAAAAATCCGAATACAAATATGCCGAATTGATGGTCCGCATACGGGAATGCATTGACGAAATGAGGGATTACGACCAAATGATGTTGGAATTGTATTTCGTCCATGGGCATTCATTTCGTGAAATTGAAGCCCGAACGGGCATACCCACACATTCGGTATTCAATACCATCAAAAACGCCAAGGAATACATTAAAAAACATTCTAAACACTTATACCATGAGTACATACAAGAGAAAGCAGACACGGAAACCATCACGCGGTATCGGGGATACGATCGAGAAAATCACGAAAGCCACGGGAATTGAAAAAGCCGTGAAGTTTATCGCGGGCGAGGATTGCGGATGCGAGGAACGGAAGGTTAAATTGAATGCATTGGTGCCATATCGCCAACCGCTATGCATGACGGAATTCGAATACAATTGGATGAAGACATTTCGCGAACAACAAAATACCACCATCACGCACATGGAGTCGGAGGAAATCGCCAAAATGTACCACCGCATATTCCAATTGAAACGGGTGTATAAACCATGCACGTGCAACCCCCGCGAATGGCAACGCATGATTAACGAACTAAATGCCGTATTCGAAACCTATGACGCTTAATGTAGTGCGCACGGATGACCGCATCAAACAAATATTGCGGTTCATCGATTTGGAAATGAACGTCATATCCAACCGCCAAAAGGACTATGAAAAAAAATTAGCATTGGCACAAACCGAAGGGTGGATACGCCGTTACAAACAAACCATCGGCGAATGTTCCGCATCATGGGATACCCTTGACCGATTAAAAGCAACGATAATTGAAAAAACACGTTAAAATGTACCTTGATGCCTTTGGGTTTGATGGGCTTTCACCATTGGAGTGCGAAGCCTGCAACAAATACCGAGGCACGGACGTTCACCACATTCGCGCCCGTGGCATGGGTGGGTCAAAGCACCGCGACACCATCGACAATTTGATGTTGTTATGCCGCGATTGCCACGTCCAATACGGCGATAAAAAGCAATTTCGCGAATGGTTGGAATTGGTACACAAAGGATTCATGGAAAGGCACGGAATATGAAAATCACGGAAATACAACTTAACCCCCACAACCCCCGCATCATCAAGGATGCCAAGTTCAAAAAGCTCGTTCAATCCATCAAGGAATTTCCCGAAATGTTGGCATTGCGTCCCATCGTCATCGATGAAAATCACATCGTGTTGGGGGGCAATATGCGTTTGCGGGCTTGCATGGAAGCGGGCATCGAAGACGTACCCGTCCAAATTGCCCAGGGCCTAACCGAGGAACAAAAACGGGAATTCATCGTCAAAGACAATGTCGGATTCGGCGAATGGGATTGGAACCAATTGGCCAACGAATGGGATGTTGAATTGTTGGATCATTGGGGATTGGATTTGCCATTGGAATTTGAACCCAAGGTTATTGATGCGGTCGAAGACGATTACGAACAACCCGACACCATTGAAACCGATATTGTATTGGGTGATCTTTTTGAGATAGGTGAACATCGTTTGTTGTGTGGGGATTCAACCGATTCAGATGCGGTTGCCATGTTGATGAATGGGGAAAAGGCAGACATGGTTTTTACTGACCCCCCGTATGGTATGTTTTTAGACACAAATTATGATCAAATGTTTGCAAATGATAAAACGCACCGCAAAACAAACAATAGATTTGACAAGGTAAAGGGCGATAACGATGATTTTGTTCCCGAATTGATTAATACAATTTTTGCGTGTTTTGATTATTGCAAGGAGGTGTTTATTTGGGGTGCGGATTATTTTGCTGAATTAATACCAAACCGAACCGATGGTAGTTGGGTTGTATGGGATAAACGATGCGATGAAAATATGGACAAGGTCAGTGGAAATACTTTTGAATTGTGTTGGTCAAAACAAAAACACAAAAGATTAGTGGCCAGGATTTTATGGTCTGGACATCATGGTATGCAAAAAGACGATACAAAAACACGAGTGCATCCAACACAAAAACCAACTGAATTGGCAAAATGGTTTTTTGAAAAATGGGGGAATAAAAATGATTTGGTCGCTGATTTATTTTTAGGAAGCGGTTCAACAATGGTCGCCGCCCATCAATTGAAACGCAAATGCTATGGCATGGAACTTGACCCCAAATATTGCCAAGTTATCATTGACCGAATGCGCAAGCTTGACCAAAATATCGTTATTAAAAGAAACGGAGAACCTTATGAGTAAAGTTTGGAGGGATCACAGCAAAACCCCACCCGATGAATTTGAACTGTGTTTGGTGTTGGATTACAATGGCGACTATTATTTGGCATGGTACCGCGATGAATATTGGTTTGAATACGTGGATGAACAAATCGTCAATGTGAAATATTGGTCGCGTTTACCCGTACCACCAAATGAATGATAAAATAGTTTTGGCCCAATTGGCCGATGACGAACAAAAACAAAGAAACAACAATGGCAGGAATAGACAATTTGAAACCCATACAACCTGGGGAATCGAGGAACCCGAACGGCCGCCCCAAGGGGTCGAAGAACCGAAGCACCATCGCACGCAAGTGGTTGGAAGCGGCAGAATCAATCAAGAACCCCATTACGGGTGAATCGGAATATTTGTCGCAAGAGGATATCATGACATTGGCCCTTATCAAAAAGGCCCGAAATGGCGATGTGCAGGCATACCAAAAATTGATGGATTCGGGGTACGGAATGCCCACCCAACAAATTGATGTGACCGCCGAACGCCCTATTTTCAACGCATTGGATTTGGATGTTCCAAAGGACAACGGCACAAAGTAAAATCGCCGCATTACGCAAACGCGTTCGCATTGTGCGGGGTGGCACATCGTCATCCAAGACGTTTTCCATCATCCCGTTGTTGATTGACTATGCCGTCAAAAACCCCAATGTGGAAATATCCGTTGTGGCGGAATCCATCCCGCATTTGCGCCGTGGTGCCATCCGTGACTTTCTCAAAATCATGGATATGGTGGGAATGTACGACCCCAACAAATGGAACAAATCCACGTTAACGTACCAATTTTCAAACGGGGCATTCGTGGAATTCTTTTCCGCCGATCAACCCGATAAGCTTCGAGGCGCACGGCGTGACGTGTTGTTCATCAATGAGTGCAACAACATCGAATGGGAATCTTACTATCAACTGGCCATCCGTACCCGCCGATTCATTTATTTGGACTACAACCCCGTGACCGAATTTTGGGTGGACACGGAATTGGTATCCGACCCCGATTCGGATATGGTGGTTTTGACGTACAAGGACAACGAAGCTTTGGACGCATCCATCGTCACCGAAATCGAAAAGGCCCGTGATAAGGCCGCCACATCATCGTATTGGGCAAATTGGTGGCGTGTGTATGGCTTGGGGGAAATCGGCAATTTGGAGGGCGTTATATTCAACAATTGGAAGACCATCGACCAAATACCACCCGAAGCCCGTTTGCTTGGATTAGGCGTGGACTTTGGTTTCACCAATGACCCAACGGCCATCGTAGAAATCTACCAATACGACAACCAACGCATTTTGAACCAAATCGTATACCGCACGGGCATGATAAATTCGGATATCGCCAAACAATTGCCCGACCACATCCGTGTGTATGCCGATTCGGCCGAACCGAAATCCATCGAGGAAATACGGCGGTATGGAAAACAAATCAAGGGCGTGACCAAGGGTAAGGATTCCATCAACTACGGAATACAGTTGATGCAGGGTCAGGAATATTTGGTGACATCCCAATCCGTGGAATTGATCAAGGAATTGCGGGGGTATTGTTGGGATACCGACAAGGGAGGCAACCGAATGAACCTACCCACGGG